CCCCGAAGGGGAGCGCCGGGTAAATACGTGTCCCGGTCACGTGTAAAGGACTAGAAACTATGCAAGATACATTCTCCCTCCCTGGACGCACGACTTGGGTCCGTTGTAACGGACAAAAGTCAGACGTGTCCTCAATCGTTGCTAGAACTTATCAGCAGACCAAGGTTGGTCAGCAAAATCCGTTCTGGCGTGATCAAATAGAGAGGCGTCAAAACGCTACTACGCCTTACCAGCGAAGTGGTGTTCGACTTATAGAATGGAAACCGTTTAAGGTTACGCGGCGCCTTACAGGCAAACCGTGTGGCCCGACGGTCTCATCTTCAGCGTTTCTTAACCGTACGTGGGAAGGATCCCACACTGGTTTACCAGCTTTGACGGTTAGTATGTCCGATACTGAGGCTATGAACAAAGCAATCATGCAATTCGTTAGCGACCACGACAGCCAGTCGACATCCCTACTTGGGGGTGTCTACTTGAAAGAGTGGAAGCAAGTGCGTAACATGATAAGGAATCCCGCGAAAGCATTGTGGAAGGAAGTCGAACGCTATCATCGCGCGGCGCAACAAGCGTCACGCAGGGCTAAGTCGACTGACGTCCCCACCGTTTTATCCGACCTTTGGCTAGAATATAGCTTTGGTTGGGTCCCCCTAATCTCGGATACCGAAGCAGCGGCGCAAGCTGCAGCTAAGGTCCTTGAAAGGGATTACGGTGTATATGTTATACGCGGTTTTGGTAGACAAGAGAGTTCCTCTGAAACGATCCGTACTTGGGCGCCTTCTGGTGCCATTCGTTGCGGAACACTTCGTGAGGTTCGCAAGAACAGTAACATTGTAGTCATTAAAGGGGGCTTATCGCCCTCCGTATCTGGCCCAACTATGCCTGTTCATGCACTCCAGCAATTGGGTTTTACACCCAACTCTTTTGTGCCTACTGTGTGGGAAGTTATCCCGTACAGTTTCCTTGCGGATTATTTCATCAATGTTGGTGATGTACTTCGTGCTACGTTTCACTCATGGGGAGATCTGACATGGTCTTCGATGGCGCGGGTTGGTTACTCGCACTTTATATCGTCGATCTTGCCTATCACCCCAAAGGAGACTGACTATACTTGGTCAGTCGACCCCGGGAAACTCATGTTAACCGCTCAATCCTTCGTTAGGACAGCCCCAAGCTCTTCCGCGTTCGTGCCCAAGTTGGCATTCACGCTTCCGGGTCAGGCCACACAGTGGCTTAATTTGGCTGCTCTAGCTAGGATGAAATCGGTTCGCTAAACTTTAACACTTTTGGAGTTCAAAGCTCATGCCTTTTGCCCCTACCTCACCTATTACGGGTGGTACGCAGACGGGCTTAACAAGCCCAACCTACACGCACGTCGCCGATGTTGCGCCAGATGTCAACGGAAAACAGATTGCTGTTACTGCGTTAGGTGGTACCCAAACGGGTGTCACTGCTCACAGTATTGGCTCTCCATTCACGATGACGGCTATACGTCCTAAGACGATGCGCTTGCTTCCTCAACCTAACCCTACTACGGGTGTGGTGAAGAACGTTCCTAAGAACACTTCGAAGGTGATCACCCGTAAGGGTGTTATCCCGTTAGCTGGCCAAGCGCCCGCTATCATGATCATCACGACTACCATCGACGTCCCAGCTGGGGCGGATACTGCAGACACCTTATCAGTGCGCGCAGCCCTCTCAGCACATGTCGGCTTGCTTAATCAGCAATCCGCGGGCATCGGTGAACTCGTGACTACTGGTATTCTCTAGTAGAGTCCAGTCTCGAAGTGTTTCTTTACGTTGGAGGCTATATGGAAGGTTTTTCTGCAGCTCTTTTGACAGCCCTGTCACACGACATCGCTCCAATAATTCCTCGTGATGAGTTTGGGGTAATACCCGATCTCACGATTCTTTCAGCGAAGCAATTCGCGTGTCTAGCATTGCAAGGTAATATTATCCGCAAGTTCGTTCCTGCGGACGGTAATTCCGTCGCCGATGCAAAGGCAATCGAGAAATTTCTAGCCGTTAACGAACGGCAAAGAGTTTTCGATTTTCAAAAGGATACATGGGGAACCCTGGAAAAAACAGTGTACGACCAAATGAAATACGACCTTTTTAGGGCGTTAAATCCAGATGGTTTTAACTATGTTACTCTCGGTCACGCCTTTGAACGGCTTGACACGGGTCCAGGGGCTTCTGTTGACGCATCAGGTACTACTTTCTACCACAAGGTAGGAGCTGGTCCCTTGTCAACTACGAGTGATGGTCTTTACCGGTATTATACCGGGGCTATTGTGGGATCCCGAACTGAACGCGCGGAAACGTGGCGCAGAACATTAGGAGCCCCTTTGGTCAAGGGTAGTAAACTCTCTTGCGTTCCGAAGAATACGGAAGTATCAAGGACCATTTGCACCGAACCTTCTCTGAACATGATGTTTCAGAAGGGCATTGGTAGCCTGCTAGAAGATGTTTTGCGCGACTCGTATGGCATCCTGTATAGGAATGCTGATGAGAAGCGCTTACAACCGGCGAAGAACGTCGGTCTAGCAATGGTTGGATCTAAAGACGGTAGTTTCGCAACTATCGACCTTTCGTCGGCATCTGATTCGCTCTCCTTGACGCTCATACGGGATTTATTTCCGCGTGATTGCGTTCAAGTTCTTGAGTGCGTTCGGTCGCCTTCGACTCTACTCCCTTCTGGGGAGTGGATAGATCTGCACATGATAAGTAGTATGGGGAATGGTTATACCTTTCCTCTTCAAACGCTGCTTTTTAGCTCCTTGGTTGTCGCAGTCTACAAGACACTGAACATTCCTGTGCACTTGCCTCGCGGCTCGTGTTCTGGGAACTTCGGTGTTTTCGGTGATGACATTATTTGTGTCACCGAGGCTGCGGATTTGGTTCTATCAATGCTAGGTCGGTTAGGGTTCCTACCCAACGCCGATAAAACCTTTGTTGAAGGACCCTTTCGTGAATCCTGTGGCGCCGATTTCCTAAACGGGATCGACGTTAGACCTGTGTTCGTCAAGAAGATGAACCAGGTGCAGGACGTGTTCAAGATCGTCAACCTGCTGATGGAATGGTCCTGGGTGCACAATGTGCGCTTAGACTGTACCATTCAGTACCTAGTCTCGTTGGTTCCCAGTCGTCTGGTCCGCTTTGTGCCGTTTACGGCCGCTGCAGATTCGGGTTTCTGGTCCACTCTGAGATTAGCTCAAGGTAAGGGCTGTGTAAGAACAGTCCTCAACCGCGATACCAATGCCATAAGCTTTCTCCTCAAAAAGGATCAGGCGAATAGTGTTGAATTACGGTTAGCTGACGACGGCTCGAAGTTCCTTCTGAAAGGGAGGGACGCTCGAGTTTTCGTAAACGGGCATGCAGTGATGCTAGCCTTTTTACGGGGAGACATGCGGAACGGCTATATTGCCTTGCGGCAAAATAGTACACTCTACAAGACCCGTGCGGTGCTAATCCCAGGATGGGATAACACTGCGCTGACAACAGGCCGGAACGGCCTGGGGTATGAACCAGGCATGGATGCCTGGTGGGAATCGCACCTTTGGTAAGGTGCAGCCCCCGCCCATAGGAAATGGAATTCCTACCACCTCTGCAGGCG